GGTGTCTCGTCCCTTCCTGATTTCTTGAGCGCGTCGCGGGTTTTTGTTTTGACACTATGTTTTGACACCTCGCCGGGGGTGTGATCGCTGGGAATGAGCATGAGGGCGTGGGCGGCGCGGGTGGCGGCGCCGGGGGTGGTGCATCCCTGGTCCTCGAGCCTCCGGCTGATGGCATCACCCGGCGGGCGGAGCGGCGGCGGGAGGTGGCCGGCAGGTATCGGCGCACCTACGACGAGTACGCGGCCGAGTTTGGGCTGACGGCAAAGGACGCGGCCAGGCGGCTGAAGCGCTATGTCGAGAAGGGGCGGCAGGTTGAGCCGCATGATCTGCCGCCCTTCGATGAGCCGCAGCAGCTGGCCGCCTGGTGGCGTCGGATGCTCGCGGCCGGGGTCATCAAGTGGAAGGTTCCGGACTGGATCGAGCTGCTCGAGCAGGTTGGCGGCTCGCCGGTGCCGGCTGCTGATCGTGGTCGGCTGGCCGTGGCGGGTGAGGATGACAAGCCGGCCGCGATGCCGCCGGAGTTTGTGCTGCCGGAGCTGGGCGAGGACGCCGGGGCAGCCGAGCGTCAGCTGTGGAGCTTCGCACAGGGGTTCCTCGATGAGATGGAACGGGCGAGCAAGGCCCGCGACTCTGGCCGATGGTTCCGGGCCTGGGGTGAGTATCAGAAGATCCTGAAGGAAATCCGCGCGTGGCAGAAGTCGAAGCAGCAGCAGAGGCTGGCCACCGGTGAGGTGCTGGAGGCGGAGGTCGAGCTGCAGGTGCTGGCGAGCGTGTTCGGGAACATCAGCCAGGCTTTCACGCGGGCGCTCTTCGATCTGGGCAAGCGGCTGCGGCCGGATCTGGACGACGGGGCGCTGCGTGCCGAGGTGCTACCGTTGCGCGACCGTGTTTTTGCCGGCCTGAAGGAAGGCCGTTTCGCGGAGGTGCTGCCGGCTGCATGATCCCGATGATGCCAACGGCACCGGCGGCGCCGGGCCTCGAGCTCTTCGACCAGGCCGCGGCTGCTGCCCGGGTGGCCGAGCTGCGGCGCACGCTGGAGTGGCGGCTGATCACCGAGGTGGCGGCGGAGTGCTTCAAGGTCTCGCCGAGCGAGCCGGTGTGGCAGTGGGCCGCGCGGTCGGTCTGGCTCGATGAGATCATGTCGAGCGAGCCCGGGTGGTATGACCCGCGCAAGACGCCCTGGACGAAGGAGCTGCAGGAAATCCCAGTCAGCCGGCCAGATGTGCGCGTGGTGGCGGTGAAGAAGTCGAGCCGATCGGGGTTTTCCGAAGCGGCTTTCAACATCCTGCGCTGGATGCCTGACCACTGGCCGGGCAACGCGGGCCTGGTGTTCCCTGAGGACAAGCAGGGCCGCGATGTGGTGAAGCGTCGACTGATGGACAGCCTCAAGCGCGTGGCCGGCAAGTATTTCACGGGCGACGACAACGACGAGGGCCTGAGCGCCATCAAGCTGCGCAACATGGTCATCAAAATGGGGCCGAGCGGCGCGGCGCGCATGTTCACGGAGTGGTGGGTGCGCTACTTCGTCCTGGACGAGCTGGAGGAGCACGACACCAGCGACACGACGACCACCGTCGAGCGAGCGCTCTCGCGTCAGACCGATGTGGCCGACGCGCTGTGCCTGCTCATCTCCAAGCCGAAGCGAGCGGGCGGTCCGATCGACGACTGGTTCATCAAAGGGACACAGAAACAATGGTCGATGCCCTGCCCGCGCTGTGAGCGAGGGATCGTCTTCGACCGGCGGCACTTTACGAACCCGGACGAGTGTCGGAAATCGGACGGCACCTGGGATCTGGAGCTGGTCGAGCGGCACACCTTCGCACTGTGCCCGCACTGCAAAGGCAAGATCGAGGAGCGGGAAAAGCGGGCGATGAATGAGGCGGCGCTCTGGGTGCCGACCGATGCGCAGCACCGGCGGCGCGGCCTCGATGGTAAACCGGTGCCGGTGGTGCCGGGCGTCGAGTCTTATCAGATCAGCGACTACCCGAGCTACCACCCCAAAGTCAGCTGGGGGAAGCTGCGCGTCATGGCCCTGCTGGCGTTCGAGGTCCAGCCGACCCGAAAAGCGCAGGTCCACTACCTGAACAACCACGAAGGCGAGGCTGAGGAGCCGGCATTCATCGGCACCGATACGGCGACGGTCGAGGCCCTGAAAGCCGGCCGAGTTGAGCAACGGCGCATCACCCTGCCGGATGGCAGCGAGGTGGAGCAAAGCGTCACGCTGGGCATTCCTGGTGGCTATCGCCTGGCCTTCAGGGGTGGGGTCTTCAGCTCTGCGCTGCCCTACCGGCCGGACATCCTGCTCTTTTTCGCGGACAAGCAGCAGACGCACCTCAAGTACGCGGTCTTCGCCCTGCGCGTCGATGCGACCCTGCCGGGGCAGTGTGAGGCGCACCTGGTCGAGATCGGGCGCGCCGACGATGAGACCGAGCTTGAGCAGGCGGTCATCTTGCGGGCCTTCCCCGTGGCCGATAGTGGGGAGCCGATGCGGATCACGGCGGGCTTCATTGACTCGCGGTACCGTGGCTACACGGTTTTCGACTTCTGCCTCCGTCTCTACCACCAGCACGGCCTGCAGATCTGGCCGGTTCGAGGTGAGGGGCGCGAGGAAGGCAAGAGCCGGGGCAAGGCCGGCAACGATGGAGACGCACGCAGCAAGGCCAACTTGCGTGGCAAGATTTTGCGCTTTGTGCAGCAGGATGCGCCCACGGGGCGGATCATGGTCCGGTATTTCAAGGACCACGACCTGCAGGACATGCTGAACGAGAAGATCGCCGAACGGGCGGGCTGGCGCATGTGGCTACCGATGGACTACCCGCCGGAGTTTGCGGCCGAGCTGATCGCCGAGAAGTACGACCCGGCCACCGACACTTGGGTGCACAACAAGCAGCGCTTCGGCCCGAACGACTGGCGTGACTGCTGCAAGTACCTGGTGCTCTGGGTCTTCGAGCACCTCGGGGCTCTGCTGCAGCAAAAGGGGCTGGCGGCCTACAACCCGGCCCCCGCTGCGGCCGAGGAGGTCGAATCGCCATCTCAGGGCCGGGACTACGTGCTGCGGCGACCGGGCGGGCCGGATTGACACCGGCCGCTGGGCGTGCCCGCCGCTCCCCTCAACTCTGACCTACTCATCGGCGCCCTGCTGCGCAAGGCGCGCGCGGAAAGTGCTCCGCTGGCCTGGCTGCAGGAGCAACATACGGCGGCCCTCGAGGCGGTCATCCGTGGCGATGAATTTGTCAGCTCGACCGCCTTCGGTGGACAGTCCGCCACCAGTGAGCGCAGCCTCGACGCTCAGACCTTGCTGCAGCTCTATGAGTCGGCGCTGCAGATCCTCGAGCAGGAGCAGGCCGCGGAGGAAACCGGAGTCTACGAAGGCCCGGGCGGCATCAAGCATGCGGACTTCAGCCAATACCCCTCGATCCTCGGATGAAACGGAAGCACCGGAAAATGAGTCTGAGCGCGGTGCGCTCTTCTGCGAGCTTCCCGAATTTGAATTCGGGAAGCTCGATCGAAGCCGCCCCGCTTGAGGTGCAGGCCGCTACTGGCAGCTTCCAGGGCGCCAACACCGCCAGCCGCGACCGTGGGTACGTTTATCTGCCGACGCTCGACACCCTCAAGGAAGTCGACGCCTGGAGCCACACCGAGCTGCTGCGCCGTGGGCGCTTCATCTACAATTCCGGCGGTGGCCTGATCCATCGAGGCGTGAATGGCATCGCCCGCATGGTGTGCGGCACGGGCCTTTTCCCGTATCCGCTGAGCCGCAACAAGGCGTGGAGTGACCGCGTGCGGCGACTCTGGATGCAGCGCTGCGAGACGGCGGCCACCTTCGACCTTTCCCGCAAGTTCACCTGCGGCGCGGCGCAGCAGGCGCTGGTGCGCGCAAAGATCCGCGACGGCGACCTGGCGCCGGTGCTGGCCCGCGAAGAGGGTGGCCGCCTGCGGGTGATGTTCTACGAGGCCCACCAGATCGGGAGCGGCACGCGCACCACGCCAAGCGGTGAGAAATGGCATCATGGCGTGCGCCTCGACCAGTTCCACGCGCCGGTGGCCTACCGGATCCTGCCCTCAAGTATGGACCAGGGCGCGGCGCCGGTCGACGTTCCGGCGCAGAATGTGCTTTTCTGCGCCAACTACGAGCGCTTCGGCCAGGTGCGCGGCTTGTCGCGATTTTACCCGGTCATCAACAAGGTACTCGACCGCGGCGAGATCATGGCCGCCCTCACGAAAGGCATCAAGCAGCGCGCGCAGATCGGCTGGGCCGTCGAGCAGGAGATGGGACAGAGCCAGGCCATCACGCCTGGCGCGCCGGGAAGCGGCGCGCTCAACCTGCTGCCGGGCACCCGTGTGGATGTCGGCAACGGCCGCGTGCTGACCATGGAGCAGTTTTTCGGCGGCGGCGAAGGCCGCGAGCTGAAGCCCGGGCAGAAGATCAAGACCATCGAAAGCGCGCACCCGCACGAAAACGTGCGCGAGCATCTCGAGAACCTGGTGCGGGATGTGGCGTGGGCGCTGGGCTACTCTCCGGAGATCCTCTGGAACATCACGCAGCTGGGCGGCGCCAACACGCGCTTCATCATGGCCGACGCGCAGAGCCAGATCGAAAGCGAGCAGCAGGAGATGGTCGAGCAGTTCCTGGGCCCCTGGTACCTCGCCTGGGTGCGCGACATGATCGAGGCGGGCGAGATCCCGGATGTGCCCGACTGGCAGATGCACACCTGGCTACTGCCCAAGCGCCTGACGGTGGACTTTGGTCGCGACGGCAAGCTGCACATCGAGCAGGCCAAGCGCGGCATGATCACGCTGAAGAGCCTCTACGGCTTCGTCGGCGACGAGTGGCAGATCGAGGTCGACCAGTATCTGGACGAGCGAAAGTACATCAAGGACGGCATGGCCGCCCGCGGCCTGAGCTGGCAGGAAGCCTATCCCGAAATCACCCCCGCTCCCGCAGGCACTGGCGACGTCGCCAGTGCCTCGGCTGCTGAAGAAACCACCGCGGCCCTGACGCGCGCCGCCGAAACACCTCCCCACCGATGAATGCTGAAATGATCCACCTGCCGAACGTCGCCCGCGCCTTCTACTTTGAGCCGCTGGCCCTCGAGGAGGCGGCGATGATGACCTGCCACCTGATGTTGTGGCCGCGGATCGCTGGCGGCAAGGCTGGCGACTTGGTCATCCAGGCGGCGGCCGAGCCTTCCGATGTGAAATTCAAGGGCGGCGGTGCGCACCTTCGCCGCCAGATGGCGACGCCCGAGGTCGACTGGTACACGGGGCAGGTGGTGAATGAGGCCTACTACTGGGGCGTGGCCGGCAAGCCCGGCGTGGCCGTGATCCCGCTCTCCGGCATGATCATGAAAGGCGCGGGCCCGTTCGCGGAGTCCTGCATGGGGGCGGTGAACCCCGACCGCATCTCTCACGCGCTGGCGCAGGCGATGGCAGCGCCGGAGATCAAGCAGATCGTGCTCGATGTGGGCAGCCCCGGCGGGCGCGTCACCTACGTGCCCGAGCTGGCCGAGCAGGTGCGGGCCGCGGCGAAGACCAAAGGCAAAACCGTGTGGGCCTTCACCGACACGATGATCGCCAGCGCGGCGACTTGGATCGCCAGCCAGGCCAACGAGATCGTGATGACGCCGAGCGCGCAGATCGGCAGCATCGGCACGTATCTGGCCTTCCTCAATCCGAAAGTGGCCATGCAGATGCAGGGCTACTCGCTCGAGCTTTTCAAGCAGGGCACGCACAAGGCCATCGGCCTGCCGGGGCGCGACCTCACGAAGGAGGATCGTGAGTACCTGCAGGAAGGCGTCGACAAGATCAACGCGCAGTTTGTGGCGGCCGTGCAGGCTGGCCGGCCGGGCGTGAGCCAGGAGGCGCTGCGCGATGCCAAGATGTATGACGCCGCCGAGGCGGTGAAGCATGGCCTGGCCGATGGCATCGTCGGATCCTGGGAGGAGTTCACCGCGCTGCTTTGACACGGCCGGGCGGGGTGACCATGAAACTCCGCACTCCTCTCTTCAACGCCGCCGCCGATGACGGCAGCGAAAACGGCGGCGCCGCTCCGGTGAACCCGGCCGAGGCCCTCGCTAAGATCGAAGACCGCACCCTACCGATGGGCCAGCGCCTGAGCGTGGCCGCGGCAGCCCTGCGCGGCATCGATCCGACCAACCAGCTGGCTGCCGTCCAGGAGCGTCTGACGCAGGCCGAGGCCACCAACGCCACTCTGCAGGCGCAGGTGGAGCAGGCCAACGCTGAGCGCGACACCGCGCGCGCCGAGCTCTCCGCCCGCGAGCAGGACGTCACCGACCTGCAGGCCCGCAACGCGGAGCTCGAGCAGGCCAATGCTGACCTCACCGCCCGCGAGCAGGACATCACGACCCGCGCTGATGCCATGGTTGCCGAGCGCATCGCTGCCCTGGGCTTTCCGGCCGAGCGTCTGCCCGCCGCGACCAACCAGCAGCAGACCGAAGGTGCCGAGCGCATCGCCGAACTGCGCGAGCAGGTCGACAAGGAAAAGGATCCGAAGAAGCGCGGCGCTCTGCTCGCTGAACTGCGCGCGCTGAGCGCTGAGAAGCCGGCCGCGCACGGCGCGAACTGACCGCGAATTGACACCTGTAGATTCCCCGAACCCAAGACCACCCCGCTACCATGCCCACCCTCACCTCCTCCGAAATCCTGCTGGACGTCATCCGCGCGTTCGCCGTCCGCCTGCCGAGCATCAGCGGCGTGGGCGTGGAATTCCGCCCGTCCAGCCTGAAGCTGAACAAGGAATACATCGGCCACATCTCGACGGTGCCGACCGTTCGCGACTACGACGGCAGCACCGGCTACAAGGCCAACGCCGCCAACGCTCGCGACCACCTGGTCGATGTGCCAGTCACTGTCACCAAGCACCGCCATGCGCCGATCAAGATGGCCTGGCTGAACCAGATCGCCGATGACAAGCAGCGCTATGAGCGCGTCATCGCCAATGCCGGCTACGCCCTGGCTCGCGACCTGGCCCTCGACATCGCTGGCGAGTTCCGCGCCCGCAACTTCACCGAGTCCTCGACCTACGCCGCCGCTGACTGCGATGTGGACATGCTCATCAACGTGGCTGGCGACATGAACACGGTTGGCGCCATGACCGAGGGCCGCACGATGTGGCTCAACACGCTGGCCGCGAACGCCCTCAGCGTCGACCAGCGCATGGCCTCGCGTGAGTATCAGGGCCAGCAGGTCGGCGGCAGCAGCCGCCGCCGCTGGGTGAATGCCTACGGCTTCGCCAGCATCGAGGAGTGGCCGGAACTGCCGAGCAACAACGGCGCCGCCGTGACCGGCGCGACCGTCGAGGCCGACGACGACATAGTGACCAAGGCCTCCCACGGCTTTGTCACCGGTGACCGCGTGCGCCTGACCGCCATCACCAACGGCACCGGCCTGACGCTGAACGATTACTACTTCGTCCACCGCCTGACCGCCAACACCCTCTACCTGTGCGCCACCGCCGCGGACGCGGCTGCCGGCACCCCGGTGGCGGTCTCGGCCGATGGCACGGGCCTGACCCTGACCCCGGCCGAAAACCTGGCCGCTTTCGCCTTCACCCCCGAGGCGATGGCCGTCATCGCTGGTCCGCCCGAGTCGGGCAATGCCGACATCATGGCCGCCCTGAGCATCCCGCAGGTCATGGGCTGGACTGAGCCGGTCACCGACCCGGACAGCGGCATCACCATGGCGGCCGTGTCCTGGCAGGAAGCCGGCACCGGTGACCTCTACTGGAGCCCGGTGCTCCTGTGGGGCAAGGCGCTGGGCCGCCAGGCTGGCGACAACGCCGCGGGCAGCATCTGCGACTACGCCGGACACCGCATCATCACCGCCTGAGTCATCGGCGGGCCGCTCTCCCGGGCGGCCCGCCTCTCACCTTTCACCTCTTCCGCTCCATGTCTCTGCACGTTGTCATCGGATACCCCACCACCAGCGCCAAAGGCCAGCCTGTGCCGGTCTACGTGGGCCGCAGTGCCGCCGAGGCGCGCGCTGCAAAGGAGGCATCCACGGGCTGCGCGTGCTTCGATGAGTTTCACAACGTGCTGCCGTTGCGGAAGAACAATCCGCACTTCAAGCCGGCCGCCGCTCCCGTCGAGGCCACTGTGGCCGACGAGGCTGCGCCGCTGGAGCTGGCCGTCGAGACCGCCGCCCGCGGGCGGGGTCGCAAATAATTCCGGGATGTTCCTCCCTGAAGGCTCGCACGCACGAGCCGCCCTGAGTGCCGCGCTTTTGGTTGGAGCGCGGCACTCTTCTTTTTCCCGGCAGGCATTGACACCTGCGCAGGGCGTGATGCCGAACATTGAAGAACTAACCACGGATCTGGACCGCCGCGCCGGCCAGCGCCGCCTGCGCGTGACGGCGGGCTATGAGCGCATCGAGCTGACGATCCAGCACGAAAGCAACGAGGCCCTGGCGGATGAAGCTGATCACTGGCGGCCGGTCGATCATCCGCCGGTCAACGAGCGGCTGGCCGATCAGCTGCTGGATGTGGTGTGCGCGCTGCGTGCTCGCCGCTTCGGTACCTCCCTGGGCGACACTCCACCCGCTGCGCTGCCCCGATGAACGCTGCCGATTTCCAACGGGCGCACCTGCGCGGCATCTCGGGCTCGCCCTTCACGGGGCGGGTGGTGGTGACCATGGCCAGCACGGAGTATGCCGTCTGCGGCTGCGTGGTGAAGAGCGGCGATAACAAGGCCGAGGCTGAGGAATGGGGCCTGGCGCATGTGCGCACGCTCGAGGTGCAGATCCCGAAATGCCGCCCGACCGGCGGCAAGTGGCTGCCGCGTGATCCGTCTGCGCCGCTGGACGCCATCACCTACCTGGACCGGGTGTACAAGATCCAGTCCGTCTCCGGCCTTGATGATTTCTCACCGGTCTGGGTGGTCCAGGCCTCGGCCCCGCTCTGATCATGACGACGCTCCCTGACCTTTTCCTGGCCAATCTGATCCGCGATTACCTGGCCGACACGGAGACCGATGCGGCCGACGACGGCATCACGAAGGCCGTGATGGACAATGGCCTCGAGCCCGAGCGGCCGAGCATCCTCATCGCCGCGCGCGAGGATGACGCGCAGAGCCGCGGGCCGCGGCGGGTGCTCCAGGTGAGCATCATGCTGCTGACCTGGCTGAAGGCCGACGATGCCGGCGCGGCGGCGGTGGCGAAGTTCACCACGCGCAGCGAGGCCATGGCGCTGCTCTACGCGCTGGACAAGCGCCTGCGGAATGTGGCGGCCTTCAGCACCTGGCTGGCGGATCTGGCCGAGGAACGGCTGGAGGGCTACACGATCCTCAAGATCGTCCAGCAGGGGGCCGTGCCACCCATGCGCCTGCAGGACACGAACGCCATCAACTACGCGGTGCAGCAGCGCTGGAGCCTGGCGGTCTCGCTGGAGAATTGACACGCGCGCGGATGCTGAAGCCAAAGCGCCTATCCACTCGCCATGAAATACCTCCTCCGCCTCCTCGCCGTCGTCTCGCTGCTCGCCGCTGGTGTCGCCAGCGCCGCCGATGTGACTGTCACGCCCGCCAGCGTCCTGCCCGGCGCGAACGCCAAGACCACGCTGGGCACCGCGGGTGCCACCATCACGGCGGGGCAGTTCCTCTACTTCGACAGCACCGCGCAGCAGTGGAAGCTGGCCGATGCCAACGCCAGCGAGACCACTGCCGCCGTTTCCGGCCTTGCCGCCTCCGGTGGCGCTGCCGGCCAGCAGATCATCGTGGTGCTCTATGACGACGACCTCACCGTGGGCGGCACCCTTTCCACCTCGGCGCCGGTCTATGTCCTGAGTGGCACGGCGGGTGGCATCGCCCCCGTGGCCGATGTGACCACCGGCTGGTACGCCCGCCCCGTCCTGGTGGCGAAGAGCGCCACGAAGGCCGTCTTCGACCCGCGCGGTCTGCGCTCCGCCCTGACCGCCACCGCGCCCTGAGCCTTCACCCTTTACCGCAACCCTACACCCTCTTTTCTGACCATGCCTTTCACGCCCCATCAGGTGCAGGGGAGCCTGCCCAACTACGACCTCAAGGAATTTGAGGAAACCGGCATCCTGGCCACCGGCTGCACCTTCACCCCCGTGGTGAACATCCGCGAAAAGGAAGGCCACGTGCCCGGCGCCACCGGCGAGGATGGCGGGTACGCGCAGATCCTCCAGGTGCACACCACCCGCAAAAAGCTCGACATTGAGCTGAGCGGCGAGATCGTGCCGGACCAGAACGGCCGCGCCGTGGGCCTGGCAAACGTCTACCCCGGCCGCGCGGTCGCCCTGGCGAACTTCGCCGCCGCCCTCACCGAGGGGGTGCACGGCTTCACCTACGATGCCGCGAAGCTGCTCATGGTGCGCGAGCCCTCCCGCGAGACCAGCAACGAGAACATCCCCACGGTGACGCTGGCGATGTCCTACTATCCGGAGATCGCCGCTCCGGTGGACATCCTGGCCGCCTGACCCTTTCCGACCGGGACGTCGGCATCATGAGCAGCAGCCGCGCAGGCTGAGAGGTCGCAAGACCAGCGCGGGCCATCCTTTCACCAGTCGATCCAACCATGTCTGCCAAGACAACCCCCGCGGGCACCGTGTGCGCCGTGCAGAACACCAAGCTGGCCGCCTGCCTGGCGGCGCTTGGGTTTCCCTTCAAGACCGAGATGGTCCAGCCTTCACAGGGCAAGCTCTCCATCCAGTTTGTCTTCAGCGGCCGCAGCACGCGGCCGGGCTTCGAAAACCTGCCGCTGGGCTGTGCTGCGCTCTACCAGGCCGGCAAGCTCGAGGCCGAGCAGCCCATGCACCCGCTGTGCGTGATGATGCGCGCACAGGCGAATTACGACGCCCTGTTGGCCATGCAGCACGGCCGGCCGCATCGGCTGGGCAGCACGGCGGGCGACCAGATGACGCTCTACACCCCTGGCCAGGAAAAGCCCCTGGTGGCGGCGGTCTCCACCAAGGATCTGCCTCTGGCGGCGGCGCTGGGCGGCGTGGGCCTGCCCGTGGTCCGCATCGAGGGTGGCGACAGCGGCCGGCTCTACTGGCTGCCGCAGCATGGCTACGCGCGGCGGCGGGCGGATGGCAGCGTGCTGCTCGAGGATGCGCGGCTGCTCATGGAGCGCGCGCCGTGCGAGGAGGATCCCTACCGGCTGAAGCTGGAGATCACGGATCCCGCGCACCCGGTCTGCTTCGCCTACGATGCCCTGTGCACGCGCGTGCTGCTGAAGGCGGAGCTGCAGAAGCGCACGCCGCTGCTCCAGCTGCAGCAGGGCGCGGCCACGCAAGCCCTGATTTCCATGAACGCCAGCGGTCGCGTGATGGACCGCGTGACCCGGCATTTGAAGGCGCCGCCGATGAGGTGGTGAACGTCAAGGCTCTGGCACGGGCCGGGACATAAAACTCAACCGGAGGAACTGACTCTAAAAATGGAAACTGACACCGATACGACACAGAGCCCGGCACGTTGCCGGCAGCCGATTGTTCTGCCCTTGCGACACGACCGCGAAGAGTTCGCTGATTGGGGGTGGATACGCGACGCAACGGGGGCAATCGTCTATGTGGCCCAGATCCCATGCGGCGCGCACAGTGCGGAGGCTGATGAGCATCGCCGTAACAAAACCGATCCGTCGCAAGGCCGAGTCGATGTCCTGCTGAAAGCTTTCGAGATCGTCCAGCGACTGGCGGACTGGTCGCGGAAATATCCACGCCAGCAGATTCACGGCTTCTCCGCGAAGGTTGACGAGCAACTAATCAAAATCGAGGAAGAGGCCAAGGCGCTACTCGATGGGCTGAACAGCCAAGCACAGCCGCGCGAAGCGTCGAGCTGAGCGACCTGTTCTCTTTCAATTTTCCCATTCGATCCCATGAAGACCCGAAAGCAAAAACCCCTGCCGGCCGCCGCGGAAATGGCCGCACCGCTCGATGACGAAACGCAGCGCATCGTGCGCGAGGAAGAGGAGGCCCGCGAGACGCTGTGGCGGGAAGACGCCGATCGCACGTGGCGCGGCGCCTTGCTGCACCCGTGGAGCGAGGGGCGGGCGCGGCTGCTGGATGCCCTGTGCGCGGCCGATGTGCCGGCGCCGGATCTGGCGAGCTGCGGGCCGATGGAGTTTGTGCACGGCATGTTTCCGCGGGCGGTGAAAGTGCTCTATCTGCTCCATCACGAGCCGCAGCAGTGGCAGGCCCTGCGCCCGCGCCTGCTGACGGTCATCGATGCTTGGGGCGTACAACACGTGCCGGCCGAGACCTTCGAAGAGAAAAAGGAAGCGGTCATGTTCGCCCTGAACGTCGAGGGCGCGCACCGGCGCATGCAGGCGATGCGGCGGCCGGATCGGCGCGCCAGGGGAGCCGACTCGGGAAACTAGCCTTGCCCGTGTCGGCGGCGCAGTACTATGCGCTGCTGGCTCGGGCCTTGCCCGGTGCCACCCTGCGCGAGCTGCAGTGGGAGGTGTCTCTCGTGCGCGGGTGGTCGCTCATCCACGCGGCCGGCCTGCTGGCCGGGGAGGCCTACATCTGGCCGGATCCGCGCCTGAGTACGGCCGGCCGGGCCCTGCTGCAGGTGCGCGAGCTGCGCGCGGCGGTGCAGCGCGGGGAGTGGGTGCCGGAGGTGGACCTTTGACACGGCCGCCCCGGTAGTCGATCCGCCGCATGAGCCTCATTGTCCACAGCCAGCGCCACAGCCTCGCCCTCGCCCGTCTGGCGAGCACGAGCAAGCGGGCGGCGGTGGACATCGTGAAGCAGGAATTTGGCCTGATGCTCACCGAGGTGGCGAAGTACACGCCGCCTGCGGGCAACGGCGTGATCGGCAAGAAGGCCGAGGCGCAGGGCCGCGCCGCCGTGGCCGCCGACATCTACGCCACCTACGGCACCCCGAGCGATGCCTACGAGGCAGTTGCCAAGAAGCAGCCGGCTGCCGCTTCCGCCTTCTGGTTCCTGCACCAGGGCGGCCAGCGTGGCGATGCGGCGGAGATCGTACGCAGCGCCACCGGCAAGAGCTTCAGCGGCTTCGATGGCGGCACCGGCCACCGGCGCCAGCGCATCGGCGTGCGCCGCCGCCGCCGGGAGAATCCGCTCTACTTCGTGGACAACCCCGAGGCGCTCGAGGCCTACGTGCGCGAGCAGCAGGGCGATGTCTGGACTCTGGCCAGCGGCTGGGCGCCCGCCCTGCAGGCCTTGGGGCGGCGTCTGCCCTACGGCGTGGGGAAGCAGAACGCCCCCGGCAGCCTGCGCGTGAAGATCAACGACGCGAAGATCGAGATCGTGGCCATCGATGGCCTGCCCTGGGCCTCGCAGGTGGCCGGCATCGAGCGCCGCATCCTCTGGGCCATGAGCCGCCGCGCCGATGCCCTCGACCGCCGGTGGGAAAACTTCATCCGCAACGTCAAACTCTGA